CTACACTTCCAGGTGGTGTTTCTGATTAAATGAGAACTAAATAGTTGTATGCCAAGTAGTACAAGACAGTTTGCAGACCTAGATTTAAACTTCACTCCGCACCCAGTGACTGGAGATGTTGGATTTAAGAAGGATGAGAATGCAGTAAAACAAGCAGTAAAGAACTTGGTGCTTACTCAAAACTTCGAGAGACCATTTCATTCTGAGATAGGTTCTTCGCTTCGTTCATTATTGTTTGAACCAGCTACACCTATGACGAAAGAGATACTTCGTAAGACTATTAGTGATACGATTACTAACTTCGAACCAAGAGTAGATTTAATTGATGTTGAGATACGATACACATTAGATGATACTGCTGTAGATGTAAGAATCATATTTAAAATTAGAAATACATTTACACCAATAGATGTAAACTTGACATTAGAACGAACTAGATAATTTTTAGGAGAATTATATTATGGCTAGAATGGCAAAAAACTTTGTCCTACATACAGGAACAAAAAAATCCACTTCTCAGGGTAGAGGTGGTCGTGGTAGAAAAGTAAAGATTGGTTTATCTACTATGAATAAAAACAAACGCAGATCCTTTAAGAAATATAGAGGGCAAGGAAAGTAAGGAATAAAGATGGCTGAACAAAATAGAAGAATCAAAGTTGCTGAGTTAGACTTTGATGGCATCAAAACTAATTTAAAAAATTATTTATCTGGACAATCTCAGTTTACTGACTTCGATTTTGAAGGAGCAGGGATTTCAGTTCTTCTAGATTTGCTCGCATACAATACACACTACAACGCACTGTATCATAACATGTCAGTAAATGAGATGTTCTTAGATTCTGCTGCGAAGCGAGAGTCGGTTGTAAGTATTGCAAAGATGTTAGGTTATACACCTAAGTCTGCTATCTGTCCAACTGCTACTATTCAACTTGTAGCATCAAATGTTTCAGGCAATCCTGATACTCTTACTCTACCAAAGGCATCAACCTTTTCATCTTCTATAGATGGAACAGCTTATACTTTCCAAACTACTGCTGCAATCACAGCAAGTAGAGCAACAGATAACACCTATACTTTTTCAAATATAAATTTAACAGAAGGAACTATGGTGACCAACACTTATACTGTTGCTTCTAATACTAGATACTTGGTTGCAAATAAAAATGCAGACATGACTACACTAGGAGTTCAGATACAAGAAGATCCAAACAACGCATCCTTCTTGGGTTATACTTTAGTTGATAACATTGTAAATGCTGGACCACAGTCTAGAGTATTCTTTACGAAAGAAGTTGAAGATGGTTTATACGAAGTAGAGTTTGGTGATGGAGCTGTAGGATTCCAACCACCGAATGGTGCGACAGTTAGAATTAATTATTGTGTTTCATCATTAACTGCTGCCAATGGTGCTAAGTTATTTACATACACTGGAGGAAGTCTAGGTTCAGCAACTTTAAATATCACAACTACTTCTGTTGCAAGTGGTGGAGCTGACCAAGAAAGTATAGACTCAATTAAATTTAATGCACCTAAAAGTTTCGCAGCACAAAACAGAGCAGTGACTGCTGACGATTATAAAGTTATACTGCCACAACTATATGATAATGTAGATGCTATATCAGTTTGGGGTGGAGAAGAAAACGATCCACCAGTTTTCGGTAAAGCATTTATTTCTATCAAGCCAAAGTCAGGAACTACTCTTACTGAATCTACAAAGTTAAATATCACAAACAATATAATTAAATCTAAAAACCTTGTATCAGTTATACCTGAGATTATAGACCCTGATGATTTAAACATTGTTGTAGATAGTAAAGTATATTTCAATCAAAACACAACAAGTAAAGCAAAAGAAACTATTGCGTCACAAGTTAGTGCTGTTATACAAAACTTTAATACAGCAAACTTAAATAAATTCGATTCAGTATTCAGATTCTCAGCACTTAGTAGAGAAATAGATGCAAGTGATAGCTCTGTTGTTTCTAACTCTACACAAATTAATCTTAAAAAAATTATAACACCTACATTAAATGTAGCAACAACTTATACACTACCTGTAAACAACCCAATCTATAATGACGCAAAATCATTACGAGCATATGTAGCAATATCTTCTACAGGGTTTACTCTAAGTGGATCTAATCTTACTTTCTTTTTAGAGGATGACGCACTTGGAAATATATTTACTTACTACTTTACAACAGGAAACGAAAAAGTTTATAGTGCGAATAGTGTAGGAACTGTAAATTATCTAACAGGAAAAATAGAATTAACCAATTTATCAATTAGTGGTACGACATTAGCAAGTGGTAAAGTACATATGTTTGTAGAACCAGCTTCTTATGATGTAGTATCAGTAAGAAACCAATTAGCAAGTATTGCAAATGAAGACATCATCGTTCAAGCGATTGCAGATAAAGTCGCTTCAGGAGAATCTACTTCTTCTGCTGATTATGTACACACGCAAGTAAGGTAAATAAATGCCAAGTTCTGTAAAAGCAAAAGTCTCAACTGTAGTTGGAAATCAGATACCTGATTTTATTACAGACGACTCGGCTAATTTCAAACAGTTCTTGGAAGCATACTATGAATGGATGCAAACTGTTTATCTACCACAGTCTCATCTAGAAAACATTCGTGACATTGATACAACAGTTGATATGTTTATCGAGCATTTTAAGAATGAGATTATGCAACCTATACCTGAGGGAGTCCTTAGTGATAAAAGGATGTTGGCTAAGAGGATCCAAGATATCTATAGATCCAAAGGTACAGAACAATCTTATAAGTTTTTATTTCGTATCCTATTTAACGAAGACGCAGAATTATTTTTTCCAAAGACAGCATTACTAAGACCATCTTCTGGAACATGGTCAGCTGATACAGTCATTCGTATTACAGATACTACAGGTGGTTCGCCACTAGAGTTAGTTGGTGCAACTATATCTCAAGTCCAACCAGTTGGTGATGGTACATTTAGAACTGTCACAGGTTTTGTTGAGAATGCAGTATCAACTCAGATAGGAAACAAGACAGTCACTGACTTAACTATGGATGATGAGTCTATTACTGCACCTGGATTCTTAGCAGAGGATGAGTTTATTGTTCGTAGCATTACTGCTACTGCTCCAGTCACTCAAAATAATCTTACTGCTACAGTTGTTTCAATTATTACTGGATTCAATATTACTGATGGTGGATCTTATTATGATATTGGTGACTTAATTACAATCGTATCTCCTACAGGCTCTGAAGCTAGAGGAGAGATAACTGAGATTGACTCTGGTTCTATTACAGGTGTTACAATTGAAAACCCAGGATCTGGTTATAGAATAAATGATGAAATAGTTTTTGATAATACAGGTACAGGTGGACCTGGATCCAATTCTGCATTATCTGCTCGTGCTGCAGTCACTAACATTGACCGAGACTCAGTATCATTAGAATCTGGAAACGCAGGTGGTGGAGGAACACTACTACAAGAAAATGGATTTGATATTGATTTACAAGAAGCTCCAGAAGAAGGAGCGATTAAACAAGTCACAGTTTTAACAGGTGGTGCATTCTATGATAGATTACCAGTCCTGTCTCCACCAACAGGTGGGAATAGAACAGGTGCCAAGGTTGTAGCAACTTCTACTTCTATTGGTAAGTTAAGAAAGATTGAATTATCTAGATTCGGTGTTGACTATAAAGTTCCACCTATTGCTTCTGTACCAGCTATTGCTGTTCTACAAAATGTCACTGGCTCATTTAACGCAGGTGATACAGTCACACTTAATGCTCAATCTTTTGCTAGTGAAGATGGATTAGATTCTATAGTTCTAGAAACAGGCGATAAGATGTTAGTAGAAAACCAACAGGTATGTACAGGAACTGTAAACATCTTCGATCCTAACAAACAAGTTTTAAAAGTAGATAACCCAAATGTATTTTTACCATTCGCTCTTGAAGATGGAAGTGGTAGATTAACTACAGAGGTTAGTGAAACTTTTGTTCAAGAGAACTCAGGTTTCTTTGCAGATAATAATACTGTGACATCATCTTCAGGTGGTAGTGGTAAAATTATTGATATTAATTATCCAGCTATTACAACTTCAGTTGGTGCAACTGGTACTGGCTTGGGTGGATACCTGAATGCTGATGGGTTTGTATCAGAGTCATCTAAAAAAATACAAGACTCTAGATTCTATCAAGACTTCTCATATGTTGTACAGGTTGGTCAGTCTATTGACCAATACAAAGATGCTGTTAAAAAATTATTACACCCTATCGGTCTAGCATTATTTGGTGAAGTACAAATTCAAACTATACTGAATGCAGTTGGTGGAGATATAAATGATACAGAAAAGAAAAGATACCTTGTCGACTTGCTCTTACAAGTTATTATACAAGGTGGATTAAAAGCTATTGGTAATTTTAGACCTAATACTGCAGCAGAACATAGACCAGACTTAGCAAAACAAATATTCGTTATCAACTTAGAAGCATTAGTTGATACTGTTCTTAATTTAAGAATACAAACTTCTGACTTTGTTAGTGAGATAGAGTTCCCTAACTTGTCTCCAGCAGAAGTTGCTCTATTAGAACTCTCTCCACTTGTAGTTGAACACGAGGAAAAACTACAAATCGCTAATAGAACTGCATACGATTTACAAAAACCTGTTAGAAACCCAGAGGTAAACCTACCAATTAGAAGTTCGCAACCATTTGATGGCTCAGTAAGGCGAGCAGGGTTCAATTTAATTGACCTTGAGAGGTATAAGTTTACATTTAAACCATCTGTGGCAGGTACTAAATATTCTAATAGTGATGGTACACCAGCTTTCACTACTAATGGACTAGAAGATGACTCAAGATTGACATATCCAGATCCTAATGAAGGATACTATTCCCAATATGGTAATACACAAATAAAAGATTTTTCTGATGTCACTGTTGCAAGTATTATAAATAGTCCATATACACAAGTTTCTTATGCGATCGAATCAGAGATTGGTATATTTAAACAACCAGCATCTGGTTTGAGATTCTCTACACAGGATCCAGCATTTACTTTTGATGATATCGCATTTACATTCGATGCGGATAGTGTAGAATTTGATTCAACTGCTTACAGTTTCGATTCGTCGAGCTTGAAGTGGGATTTATTAACATAAATAAAATTTAATCCAGGAGAATACAGCCATGGCTGCAATTATAACAAGTAAATTTCGCATTCATAATGCGCAATCGTTTCAGGAAGGTTTCTCAGAAGCTGCTGCGACGAACATTTATTTGGGGATAGGTCGACCACAAGCATGGACGGACGACAACTCTCCAGATACTCCAAAGGATACAGTCTCTGGCGAATATTATCGTTGGGATGACATGATTGCTCTGAAAAGAGTACAATCATCTGATGTCACACTAGCGATTCCTAGAAGAAACTGGACCTCTGGAAAATACTATGACATTTATAAAGACAATTATAATGGTGTGACAGCTGGAGTAAACATCGATAGTGGAGCTGGTACAACACCTGCTACTCTTTTCAATGCTAACTTCTTTGTTGTGACTGATGAATATAATGTTTATAAATGTATTGACAACAACAATGGTGGGCAAAGCACTACCAAACCAACAGGAACTGGTACAACTATTATCAGTACAGCTGACTCTTACAAGTGGAAATATATGTACACTGTATCACCAGCTGATGTTTTAAAGTTTGTGTCTACAGACTTTATTCCTGTTAAGAAAATTATAACCAACCCAGGATCTACCGATCCATACTACAATCAATATCTAGTTGAGCAAGCTGCAGTTGATGGTAAGATTGAACATATCACTGTGACTAACAATGGTACATCTTATGCTTCTGCTCCTACTGTCACTATTACAGGTGATGGTACAGGTGCTACTGCTGATGCAGTTTATGATGCTGGTACAAACACTGTCACTGGTGTGACTGTGACTGATGGTGGTTCAGGTTATACTTTTGCTACAGTAGGTTTCTCAGGTGGTGGCGGATCTGCTGCTGCTGCGACTGCAATCATTTCACCAAAAGGTGGACATGGTGCAAATGCTGAAGAAGAACTAGGTGCTTTCTATGCCATGATGAATGTTCGTTTAGAGTATGCAGATGGTACAGGAGACTTCCCAGTAGATAACGATTACAGAAGAATTACATTAATAAGAGATCCATTCAACTTTGGTGGAACTACAGTTGCTTCAGCAACCACACTAAGTTCAACCAAGTCTATGACTTTCACATCACTAGCTGGTGGTTCGTTAGTTGTAGATAGAACTTTCTCAGGTGGTACTTCTAATGCTGTTGGTAGAATTATTTCTATTGACTCAGGCACTTCTACTATTAGGTACATTCAAACTGCAACTGATAACCCAACTGGAGTAAACTTCCAGTCTGCGGAAACTATCACTATGAATGATGCTGCTGGTGCACCATCAGGTGTTACATTTACAAGTGATACTTTGAACAACCCAGAAGTCCAACCAGACTCTGGTGACATTATGTATGTAGAAAACAGAAGACCAATTAACAGAGCAAGCGACCAGATCGAAGATATTAAAATCATCGTCGAAATGTAATACTAAGTACTCTATGAGTACACGCTGTTCTAAATAATAAAGAGAAAGATAGATGACAATAAATTTTAATGTAAGTCCTTACTACGATGATTATGATACTAGTAAAGATTTCTTGCGAGTACTGTTTCGTCCTGGATATTCAGTACAGGCAAGAGAGCTAACTACACTTCAAACCATCTTACAAAATCAGGTCACTCGATTCGGGAACCATATATTCGAGAATGGATCTATGGTTATCCCAGGATCTGTAAATGTAAATGATGAAGTAAACTTCATGAAGTTAAATGACTTGCAGGATGGAAACTCTGTCAATACCTATCTAACTCAATTTAGAGATAAAGTAATCACTGGTTCTATATCTGGTGCGAAAGCACTAGTAGAAGATACCTCTCAATGTGACTGTATGATTGATGGCGATAGTACAATACCATCGCTACACTTTACTATGATGGACTCAGGTACATCAGGAACTACTAAACAGTTTGTTGCTGGTGAAGAGATTACTGCCCTTGCTGTTGATAATAGTACAACTACAAACTTCCGACTTACTGCTAACCAAGTTGGTGATTTAAAAGTCACGATTAAATCTTTCGGTGACAATGGTAATGTCGGTACGACTTACACTAACAATGCTACGACTGATGTTCTTGGTAAGTCATACAGAGTAGAAGTACGAGAAGGGATTTATTATATTGATGGATTCTTTGTACAGAATGCAGAGATCCATTTATATATCTCAAGATTTAATACTACTCCGTCAAACAGAGTAGGATTCCAAGTCACTGAAGATATTGTCACACCTGAAGAAGATACATCACTTAACGATAATGCTCAAGGTACAAATAACTTCGCTGCACCTGGAGCACACAGATATAAAATATCACTAGCTCTAAAAAGACTACCGATTGGTGGCACAGACTCAATTAAGTTTGTAGAGCTGATTAGAATTAAAGATGGTATAGTTCAACAGAAAGTTGAAAAAGCAAGTTATGCTGAGTTAGAAAAAACTTTAGCACGAAGAACTTTTGATGAATCAGGTTCTTACGAAACAAACAAATTTAAAATATCACTTAAAGAACATTTAGATGATGGTACAGGTGCAGGAGTATATCAAGCAAGTCCTGGCAGTACATCATCTTCTTTTGACGCAAATGCTACTTATGGAAACGCAGACCAGTTTGCTGTAGTTGTAGATCCTGGGAAAGCATATGTTGAAGGATTCGAAGTTGAGTCTACACAAACAACTTTCTATGGTGTTAATAAATCTAGACCAACAACTGATGATAGTGGAACTGTAAACGAAAACAATTCAATAATTAGAGAAGATGCTAGACCTGTTGGTACAGCGATTGGTAATTTTGTAATAGCAAGAAACATTACAAACGCACCAGCTGTAGATACTTTTGAAAAAATATTCTTATTCGATTCATCAGGTGCAGCTTGGACAAGTTCAGGTGTATCATCTTATACTGCACCAAACCAAGTTATATCAAGCTATGCTGGATTAGTTGGTACAGCTTTTATTAGAAGTTTCCAACTACATAATGGTTCATATGCTTCACCTACATTTAAAACAAGTTTATTTAATATTGAAATGGTTGATGGCAAATCTTTTGCTAGAGATGTCACTTGGATGGTCAGCTCTAGTAATGGTGCAGTCACAGGAACAGCTGACTTTTATGCAGAGGTAGATCCTACTGCTGACTCTGAACAGATTAATGTATCAGGTACAATATCATTACCAAACCAAACAGGTGGTACTAATGTGACACTTACAGGTGTCGGTACTTCTTTTCAAAACGAATTAAAAGTAGGAGACGCATTAATACATGGTGGACAGACTGTAGGATTCGTCACAGCTATTGCTAGTGGTATAGAAGCTACAGTACAAAGACCAGCTAACTCTGACAATACAGCACTAACAGGTGTATCTATTACTGTGGGTCGTGCTCAACTAAAAGAGCCACAGTCTAACGCAATGGTATATCCTACAGGATATTCTTTTACGAAATCTATTAAAGGTTTTGATACAGGTGCGGGAACTGATACACTAGACCAATCACAACATACTGTAAGAAGAGTTAATACTAATACGACTACAGGTAGTGGGGACTTCGTTATGACATTAAGTAATGTCAACGAAACTTTCCTATCCGATACAGATTTATCAAACTACACATTAATTAGAAATGATACAGGAGCAGTACTCAATATATCTGCTGCTGATATTTCTTTTGATGATGACGCAAATAGAAAAGAAGTGACAATCGCTTCTGGTGTAAACGCAACTTCGTGTACCTTGTACACTTCAGTTCTTCAAGTAAATGCTGCAGCGACTGAGAAAACTAAAGTAAGAAGCACAGCCAATGAGATATTTACTGGAAAAACTAATGTTGCTAAACCAGAAATAGAACTAGCAAATGCTGATGGTATTGATATTACATCAGTTAGAATGGTTCCTGGAGTTTTTGGTGCTTACACTGAAGCCACTTCAATAGATATTACAGAAAACTACGAATTAGATTCAGGACAAAGATTAACGCACTACCAGAAAGCAAGACTAAAATTAAAATCTGGTGCACCTTTACCAACAGGTGCAATCAAAGTGACATACAGGCACTTCTCATATACTGGTGCAGGAAACTTCTTCTCAGTTGATTCTTACTCAGCTATTAACTATGAAGACATTCCTACATTCCAATATCAAGATGCGTCAGGTAAAACTACTGAGATAGATCTACACGATGTTATTGACTATCGTCCAGTTATTTCTGGAGCGAATGCATTTACTCCAGAGATACCAAAGATTGGTACAGACTTAACAACTCCTGTAGCATTTTATGTAGGTAGAAAAGATAAAGTATCACTTGGCTCAACAGGTAAACTTCAAATCGTATCAGGACAACCATCAGAATATCCACAAGAGCCAGAAGATCCAAAACAAGGATTGGTACTCGCTACATTAGATGTACCACCTTATACTAAAAATGTTGCGGATATAAAAATATTCCAAAGAGATAATAGAAGATATACTATGAGAGATATTGGTAGTCTTGAAAAAAGAATATCAAATCTAGAATACTATACTTCTTTATCGCTACTAGAAAAAGATACTAAAGCTACAGCAATTAAAGATGCTACTACTGGATTAGATAGATTTAAAAATGGTTTTGTAGTTGATGACTTTACAGGTCATGGTGTAGGTGATGTTAAATCGCCTGACTATAATGTTGCTGTTGATAAACAAAACAGAACACTACGACCAGCACACTTTACTGACTCTCTAACTATTATTGAAAACATTTCTAACACTACTCAAAGAAGTACAAGAGGGTACACTAA